AAGTTCGTTTCATCATAGCTGATGCTATATCCACATCAGAATATGGAGTTGCTGGAAAATCACTTGTATGCACAAAAGATGCCCAATCATTATAACCATTATAATCATGTTGTTCTATTTTCTTTGTGACAATATCATGTGTAACTAATTTAGATGCATATTCACCACGTTTAGCATTTTTAATTCTATCAAAGTGATTTATAAATTGTAAATTGTCTATTCTTACTTTACCACCAGAAAATCCTTCAATATTAGTTGGATCATCAACTCTTGGTTCTTGTGTGAATGTTAATACTGGTTCAGTATCTATGTCTGCTAAATCACCAAGACAGGCAAAGTTTACACTATCCATAGTTTCATAAAATAAATAATTGACAGCGGTATCCCATTTTGCAGACCTTGCTCTACCAGCTAACCAGTTGCATGCTTGATGTGGTGTCCAATTTGGAATAACACATGGAAGAATACCATGTGACTCTGATACCATTAAATCACTATAACCATCATAAAGATAATTATCAAATATATCCATAACAATTTCATCAGCAGTAAATTTTTGGTAAGATTTACTAACACGGGAGTGAACATTACTCATGCCCTGTTCTGAAATATAATGCATGGTATATGTTTGTGCTTTTGCTGATCCTATCCCATCTGTTTTTACATGATGGTATCTATTATTAAGATCATAAAGAAAAAACATAGGGGGATCTATCTTTGACTTTGCTTTTGTACCCTGAGAACCCTCTAATCGAATATCAATATCAAGTATTTCTTCTCCGATAATTGGTAATTTGTATGGTAAGTTATAAGCTTCTGTTAATGTAAGATCAGCAGTTAATGCGTTAGAAAATATATCTTCATAGATATTTAATTCATTAAATATACCACGAACATCAACACTCCCATGCGACGACTCAATACTTACTTTGTCTATCGCAACATCTGAAACACCAACTTGATTAGCAGCCATAATTTAACTCCACTTATCGTGCCATCAATCGTTTAAATTCATTAACAACTAATGGTACAAATTCTTTTTGCATTATTCTAATGGTTCGTTTAGCATCATTTTTTGTTTCTTCATATATATAATTCGTTACAGGAGTCGCACCAGCTGCAGTCGAATCTACTTCATAACCATTCGTATCTTCATGGTGATGTGTTGCATAAATATTATCAACACCATATTTCTTATTAATAAATTTTGAAAAATCATGGTGTGTCATTGGCCAATCATAAAATGGATGTTGAAACTTTGATCCATTTGCATATAAAATAATCCAATGCAACTCTGCATCACCATAAAACTGATCTGCTAATGTATCAGGTCTATCACCATCTCTAACAAGATACTTTTGATAATGACAAGTACCAACTAAAGCTTCGTGTAATGAACCATCTACATCTTTCCAACCATGACATTTTACTAAAACTCTTGTGAGCAAATTAGTAACGTAATCATAGTGTTCATTTTCTTCAACACCCCTAACATCATATGCAGTTTTTGGAAAGTAATTAAAATATGCCATTATTGTCCTCCCGCAAAACCTTGTCTAGCACTATTTACTAATGCAGATGGTTCAGTTGAATTTGGATCAGATCCGTCTTTCGGCCAATCATTCTTTTGAATATCTTCTGCCATAACAAGTTCTGTTTCTTGAAATGAAAGTCCGAGTGTAACTGCAACAGGTGCTCCAGCTTTATGTGCTGCCCATATACTTTGTGGTGTATAATTTGTATCGACATTTGACAAAACACATGGTTTAAGTGTTGGTAAATGTTGATTCTCTACAAAATTACTTCCAAAATAACTTTCAGTCCCCTCTAATGTTAAAAATTGAATATCAAATTCCATTGGATAGTTCATAAATGCCTGTCCACCAAATGATTTATTCCAGGAGGGTCTTGAAAATTCACGAAATGCTTTTAATATAGCACCAACTTCTTCTAACTCTTTTTCATGTCTTGGTCTTAATACAAAATCAAATTTAAAAGATCGAAATCCAATTCCTTGAAACATCATTTCCATATATGGATTTTGTGATATACTTAATCCCGATTCAAATCCTCTTTGAAGATTCTCACCAGCAAATGCACCAGCAGCCATACCAACCATCAAATTACCACCAATCCCCAGCAGTGATGAAATTCCACCAATTATTCCACCCACACCAGCACCAGCAATATTACCAAGATTTCCAGCAACCATACCACCAAGTCTATCTTGAAATCCTCCTGTCTTTCCACCAGATACCATTCTATTCATTTGATCTCCACCAACACCAAGAGCTTGTCCTGACCAATTCGCACCCTCATTATATTGAATAGCATTTGGCATATTTAAATAGATAGCACCCAATGTTTTTCTATTTTGTTGTGATGGTTTTAATCCAGCGTTTGCAGTTCTCAATCTATTATGTTCATCCATCATTGGTGCTGTAAAATCTTTAAAAGCATCTGTTCCTGCTTTTACTAAATCAAGATCATCATATGATTGGTTAGTTACTTCTTTAAATTTTTGTTTCAACTCAGCTAGTGATAATAGCCATGGCCCAAATGCATTACCATCTCTCTCTTGAATTTGTTTATGAAGATTCAAAGCACGAGGTATGGTATTACCACCCTTTTTAACTAAATTTTTCATAGAGTCTACTGTCTGATTAACAACTTTATCAATATTCATACCAAGTCGTTGCTTAACTGTAAACTTAATACACTCTGGAAAAAAATCTTCTGGATTTGCATCTACAGGATAAATAAGTGATCTACCACTTGATAAAGTATGCTCTGGTTGATATACTGAATCTGCCATTTATATTGTCCTCGCTCTTAATGCCGTTTCTCGCCAAATCTTTTTACTGGCAATTAATCCACCTGATGGTGTTTTAAATCTCTCTGTCGGTACCATGATAGCTAACTCCCAATCTAATGGATGAACTTGAATTACTTTAGACTGAATATGCTCTGGTCTATAGTTTTTGAATATTGCTTTTGCATGACGAAATCGTTTATTCGTTTTTATAATTTGCATAAATTTTCTTGCAAACAATCTTGTTCTATTACTAAAATCTTGATCTGATAAAAAATTTAACATATGTCCAAGAAGTATTGCTCGTAACTTTGGACTCAAATAATGAAAATTGATACCAGAAAAATTATCAGGATCTTCATACAACATAAACACTAATGGAAAAGCATCATAGTTATATTTGTAACCTGCAATTGGTTCATAACGAAAAAAATACATTCGTCCCAATCTCATATCTTTTATTCTTCTTCCACCACTCTGCATCATTTTTAAAGAACGATAATCAAGTCCTTGCTCTAACGCATAATCGTGATACCATGATCTTGACATTTCACTTCGTTCAATGATACCAGACTTCTTAGCTGTTTTATGAGCCTTTTGAAAAAATGTTTCTTCTTGTAAAAAACTTATATGTTGTTGAAGATTCTTTTCTAGTCTTTTTATATTAACAACTTTTTTTGCAACATCTGGTGCTATTTCGATTGCTTTTACTGTTGCGTGTGTTAATGTTTTCTGCTTTACGTTTGGAAACCCTATTGGAACTAGAACTCTTTGATACCAAGCAGATTCTGTCTTTGTTAATCTATCAGCAGCACCCTGAAATCCCTTAACTTTTGGAATATCTGAAAACTTAGTAAGACGACCCACTATAAAAGCTCTACTCATTGCTTTAAATATTTTTCTTATTCCCGGATATTTTGCTCCAAGACTCAATGAGTTTAGTATTGTCTTATCAACTTTTTTGCTTAACAATGCTGTGCTTGTTATTGTTGCCATTTCTATTATATTTATAAGGTTTTCTTGGAATATCCAACTCTTTTTCTGTTAAAATAACAAATTGCATACCACGTTTTTCAGCCCATTTGCGAGCAGCCTTCCATTTACTCTGATTTGTCATAAATCGTTTCAAGTCATTCTTGTATTTAACAGAGATTCTCTTTCTCTGTTTTGGTGGCCGACATTGACTTGCTGGTTTCACTTCAATAATATACTTCTTAATCTCTCCCTCTGGATTCTGTATCTTGACATAAAAATCGACAAAGTATCGTCTGGTTTTCTTCTCAATCTGGTTATAGTATGGAATAATGACATTCTCTGAAGCCCACTCTAATACAGATGGATGTCTATCAAGATACTTCATGTACTTGAGCTCCCATGATGATCTGTACACAACTTCTTGCAAATCTGCCACATATTTTGCTTTATTATGTACTTTATATTTGCCAACGTGCTTCTTAAAATTCATATTAGATGTATAAATATAGTGTGTTACTAGTATTTATAACGGAGAATCAATGAACATCAACGACATCAAATCAAATATTGCAAAAACTGGTCTAGCACGACCAAACTTATTTCGTGTTAAAATCAATAGAGCAAAAAGTGGTGGCGAATCACTTAGTATGAATTGTTTTCAAGCACAAATTCCGGGTACAAACATACTAACAACAGATAGAGATATTGGTTTACGTCAAATGTCTTATCAACGTGCGTATGCTGATATGATGATGGGATTCTACTGTAGTGGTGATTTAAAAGAATTACGTTTTTTTCAAAATTGGATGCACAGCATAGTAAATCCAAAAAATAATCACATGGGATATTATAGTTCAAGTGCTCAATCAGGTGGAGAGCCTGGATACACATCAGAAGTTATAATCGAACAACTGATGCGTGATGCAGTAGATGCGGGAACAAAAGAAACTGGATCACATTTTAATGTTGAAAATAAAATTGCAGCTCGTTGGACATTGGAAGAAGCATTCCCAAAACAAGTTGATCCCGTTCAATTAGATTATGGAACTAACGATACATACATGGCAGTCACAATCACAATGACATTTAGAAAATTCACAGCTAATTACAATCCAATGCAAGGTGGAAACGAAGGACTAAGTGAATACGATAGAGAACTTGGAAGAAAAGATTGGGAATGGATTGACCCAACAACAGGAGCATACAAACCAAACAAATATGGAACCTGGAGCAACGCAAGATTATTTTGATATCATTAACATCATTTTATATAGGAGTGAAATGAAATGGGATTACCAACAATTACAGTACCACAATATAAATTAACAGTTCCATCAACAGGAAAAGAAATCAAGTACAGACCTTTTCTTGTTAAAGAAGAAAAGATACTTTTGTTAGCTATGGAAAGTGATGATGCAGCTGACATGGTAAATGCAACCAAAGAAATAATTAATGCTTGTACTTATGGTGAATTTGATGCAAATCACAGTCCTGTATTTGATATTGAATATATTTTTCTTCAATTAAGAGGCAAAGCAAAGGGTGAAGTCATTGATTTAAAATATAAATGTCCAAAATGTGAAGGAGAAATAGAATTAAATATTGATATTAATAAAGTAAAAGTTGAGATAGATAAAGAACATACAAAAGATATTAAATTAAAAGATGATCTTGGTGTTATGATGAAATATCCTGATATTGAAATGCAAACAGAATTTCAAAAACTAAATGAAGAAAAAGGTAATGTTGAAAGTATGTTTGAATCAATTATAAGATGTATTGATTTTATCTATGACGCAGAAGCTACATATCCAGGAAAAGATCATTCAAAAGAAGAACTATTAGCTTTTATTGAATCTTTAACTGATGAATATTTTAAAAAGATAACATTTTTTTTCGACACACTACCAGCATTAAAACATAAAACAGCATTACATTGTAAGAATAAAATTAAAGGAAAAGGAAAAGAACCAAAAGTATGCAATCATAAAGAAGATGTAGAATTGGAGGGACTCGCATCTTTTTTCGCATAGCCCTTTGTCACGAAACACTAGCGAATTATATGACTACTAATTTCCATATGATGCAACATCACCAATATTCATTGACAGAATTAGAAAATATGATTCCGTGGGAAAGGGAGATTTATACTGGTTTATTAGTTAAACATATGGAAGAAGAAAACCAACGAGCAAAACAACAACAAGGATAGACACATGGCCAGACCAATCAAAATGCATGAAGATACTCTCTTTAAAGTAATGACAAAATCTTTAAAGCCATTGGAAAAAACTATGTCCAATGTGAGTAAAGCATTAACATCTCAAACTGTCGAAAACAAACTTGAGGGTAAACGTGCAGAAAAACTCAAATCAGATAATGAGAAAAAACAAACTGGTCTGCTTGGTGCTATTTCAGATGCATTAAGAGAACGAAAAGAAAATCAAAAAATAGATTCTAGTGGTAAATCTTCTGGAATGGGCAAAGGTCTTTTTGATTTTCTAAAAAATCATTGGGGAAAAATTCTTGCTGGATTAGGTATCGCTGGTGCATTAACTTTAAGCGCACAAGATATAATGACAGCTATAAATTCTCTTGAAACACTTATGACTAAAGAATTTTGGGAGAAACATGGTGGTTGGATTGCAGGTGGTTTAATAGCAACACTTACTCTTGCTTCATGGGCTCCAGTCGCGACAGTTATTGGTGGTGCTATATTTAAATATCTTCTCACAAAAAAACTACTAGAGAGCTTTGGAAAAAACCTACTAGCACAAGCAGGTGTACAAACGGCTCTTAACACAATACCAAATGTTGGCAACAAAAATGTCAACGCACATACTCAAGCTCTAAAAGACAATAAAAAATTTGACGCAGCCAAGAAAAAAACAAAAATACCAAAACCAACTACACTTGGAAAAATGGCAGGTATAGGTAGACTTTTGCCAGTTCTTGGAGTTGGTGGGGCAGTTCTTGGTTGGGCAGCTGCTGCAGCAACAGTTTATGCAGCTGGTGATTCTATTAAGAAAGGTTTTTTTAGTGATGAAATGGCTGGAAAAGATTTTGGTGATAAAGTTCTTAAATCTCTTGATACTTTTGTTAATACAATGACAGGTGGTTTAATAGAAGAAGGAGCTACTGCAAAATTAATAACTGACATAACACAAGGCATAAAAGATGGTGCTGCTTCTCTGACAAAAGGAATAATCAAAGCATATAACAGCACAGAAAAATGGGTGAAAAAAACCACAGCTAATATAACAACAAAAGCAAATAAAATAATAGACGGCATCAAAAGTACAACATTAGAAGATGCTGTTAAAACTGGTCAGCAGGGGGGTGGAAGTACTTTTCGTAGTAAAACCACACATCCAGGTGGGAAAGATGATAAGTTTGTACCAAAAAATAGTGATCCTATAAATCGTATGGGTACACCACAAGAAGAAAAGAAAAAGGGTGGAATTGGTAATTGGTTAGGTAATTTATTTGGACTTGATAAAACTTCTGCACCAGCAGCACCTACTTCCCATAGAATAGGGGGAAGTAAAACTTCAGCAGCAGCTGTTAAACATAAACCAATTAGTGATGATGGTGGTACTACTAATATGAAAGGTGTTGAATGGAATAAATTAAGTTCCGATGGTCGAAAGGGAGTAGAAGGTGCAATTTGGAGTATCTATAGTAAATATGGAAAAACACCAACTTTTGTTAGTGGTTTAAGGGATGAAAACCATAAATTATATAATCCAAATTCACAGCATGCTTATGGAATGGCATTTGATTTAAGATCAAAAAATTTAGGTGTTGCACTTGATCCAATTCGATCCGACCTATCACAAATGTTTGGAAAAAATGGTTGGTTTTTTCAACATGAAGTTGCAGGTCAGGCTAACTCAACAGGAACTAAAGCCACAGGAGATCATTTTCATATCCATAAAAAATCAATTGCAGCTGCAACAGGATGGCATGGTTATGTAAATGATGAAACATGGTTTAAAACTGGAGAGGCTGGATCAGAAAGAGTAGATATAACTCCTATGAATAGTCCTGCAAGTAAAATGAATAATATGAACAGACTACAAAGTGAACTGGCGACGTCCGCAGGTGGATCATCGCCAGTTACTGTTATTAATCAAAATACTTCTAATTCAAGCAACAATCAAACAGCTGCCCTCATTCCACAACAAGTTCGTAGTAAACAATATACTACTTAGTCTTGTTCTGCTAACTTCTTGAAATAGTCCAGAGTATCATCAGTCTTTTCTCCAGAAGCAACTGGATCACCAGTACTCTCCTCGATATTACCAACGAACTCAGATGAACCATCACCATGATCTATACGAGCAATTACTGTATTGAAACGAGCCTCAAGTTCTGCATACTGCTTGAAGTTCTTTTCTTCAATAATTTCGTTTAGAGGATACTGTTGTCCCCAAACTTCTTCCATCTTCTTCTCATCTTCAGAAAGAGGACAAACATCAGTAAACTCAGATTTGTCATAGTTTGGAAAACCATCTACTTGACGCATCTTGATTTTAAAGTTTGCACCTTCCCAAAAGTCAAAAGGATTTAATGGAGTTTCATCTTGAAACTCT